AAGGCGCGCCTGCCGCGCATCGCTGCTGACTTCGCTGGGGCGATCAAGGGCAAGAAGACGATCGCCAGCCTGCGCGATGCAGCGGCTACCGAGCTGGCTCGGGCCAAGAGCGAGGCCACTCGCATTGCCGAAGGCGTGAAGGGGAACATCACGAGCCTGCGCGAGCTGGCTGCAGACCACTTCTTCCTGTTTGCTGACTTCCAGGAGCTGGTGCTGAAGGCCAACGAGGATCTGGTCGCACTGATCAAGGTGCGCATCCATGATCATGAGCAGGCCGAGGCGCAGAAGCGCCAGGCTGCAGAGGCCCAAGCCAAGGAAGCGGCTGCACCGGTCACCCCGACCAGTCAGCTGGAGCCGGCATCGCACGCTCAGCAGTCAACGCCGGCTCCGCATACAGCTCACTCACCAGCGGCTGCTGTCGACGATGGCCAGCGCATCAAGCTCGGCGACATCAACGGTCGGCTGGGCTTCAACCTGACCGGCGACTTCCTGCGCTCGATCGGCTTCGAGGCCGTTGGCCGTGAGCGTGCCGCCGTCCTGTACCGCGCCGCAGATTTCCCAGCGATCTGCTCGGCGTTGATCAAACATATCCAGCAGGCTCAGCAGAGCCGTATCGCTGCGTGAGGTGCCTATGCTTGCAGCAATCAGCATCCAACTTCGCGCTCCCGAGCGCGACGAACTGGCAGCCCTGCAGGAGCAGTTCCTGGCCGCTGGCGGCCAGGTCGACAGGCTGGCGATCACCGACCGCTTGCCCGAGCCCGTCGGCAAGCTGCGCAACCGTGTCCGCACCCAGTTGCACCTGAGCCGCAACAGCCGGCGCGAGCTGGATCGCAAGGACAAGGACCTGGCACAGCGTGCCAAGGCGTTGACCGCCACAGGCCTCGGCGCCGTGCATATCCGAAAGCGGCTCGGCCTCGGCCCGGTTGCCTTCGAGCAGTTCATGGCGCGCCACGGCATCCAGCTTCCTGGATCAAGGAGTGCTTGATGGCCAAGTCATCGACTGTACGAAAGCAGGAACAGCGGGAGCACGACAGGCTGGCCGAGGAAGAACGCCTGGCCAGGCTGCTCTCGCGCACCATTAAGCTCGACCTGTTCGGATACTCGGAGCGGTGAATGCTTGGAATCAGAAGAGAGCAGCATGACCCGAAGAGCTATGAGCTCTCCGGATCAGAATTTGGCGGGAACGCGGGGAGTTGAACCCCTTGCGGTGCTACACGAAACTGACGTTACTCGTCCCACTCTTCGCAATTTGAATCTCGAACGTTCCCAGAACCGCCCCGCCCAACCCAAATGCTGCTGTAGCTCCCATCAGTACTACCCCCAGATCAATGCAGGTGGATGAAGCCGCTGCCAGTGGAAGCACAGCGCTGCCTAATGTCACTAGGTCCGATGCGATAGCCAAACCGCGGAAGAATGTTTCTTTTGCGCCAGTGATTGCTCCGTGCTCGTGAAAATCGCAGAAGCGACTTTTAATGCGCCGATCTTACACTGGTCATCTACCTAAATTAAACAATGCCGTATCCAGCCATGGAGGGCGGCACGTGCATGGAGAACGCCATGTTGAAGTTCTACTACCAGATCAAGGGCCGCCAGCCAGCGGGACCGCACCGAGAAGCGGAATGGGCCTGGCCACCAGTCTTCAGCGGCATGGTCGAAGCAGCCGACCGAAAGCAGGCGAAAGCGCAGATCGAGGAGTTCTACGAGCGACAGTTCCCGATGCGGGTGCTGCGAACAGACATCACCGATCACGCTTACCTGCTCCACATGCAGGAGCTGACCGAGAAGGACACCTACCTGCTGCGGCGCTTTGAAGACACGGCGTGCAAGGAGTGCGGCACAGTTTTTCGGCTGATCGACAAGTACAACGACCCCAACACCGAGACGACCAGCCATGATTACTGCACCACGGCGTGCCTGAAGGCTGCGCGGGGCCGCGAGCTATCGGAATTCCGCCTGCTCAACGAAGGACTGGCACCGCCAGTGATCTACCAGGTGCGCCAGAAGTCGACAGGCCGCGTCTACGTCGGTCAGACCACCCAGGCGTTCACGCTCCGCTGGTGGCAGCACCTAAGTAACACTGGCGCCTGCAAATTCCACACGGCGCTGAAGAGTACTGCCATCACCGATTGGGAGTTCTCGGTGATCGAGGTCATCGCATATCCAGAGGGCTGCAAAGACCGAGCGGCCTACATCACCCAGCGCGAGGCCCACTGGGTAGCCGAACTTGCGGCGGTTGAAAAAGGGTTCAATACCGTCCGACCGCGGATGATCGTCGATCAGCGCCAGGGCGAAATATTTGCTAAGGAAGCGATATGAAGATCGAATCCACACAGGCCACCAACCTGGTGCTCAGCGATCTTCCTCTGCGATCAGAAAATACTGCATTTCGAGCTGGCGTCTTTTAATAAATTTTATGGTCAGCTGCGCCTCTTCATAAAGCGTATTGACCGACCCAGGTACACTTGCAGACAACTTCCTCAACGATTCCCAACGTGGCATAGATCGTTCAAGAATTCTCAGAGTCACTGGGTAGTATTCAGGGAAGTTTCGCATTTCGTACACAACGGCAACCTGCCTATCAATGAAAGGCGCATCGCCACGCGGGCTGGCGTTCAAATCTTCAAGTAGCTTGTGATATCGGTCGTACTGTCTGCCGCGCTCCTCGGCCCTCTTCATCGATAAGTAGTGAAACATGCCGATAAGGGCGATAAGCACGGTAACGAACACACCGATGATGCCGCTATATTGAACGGCAAAATCAAGTAATCCTGGCTTTCCCATCTTCATCTCCTAGACGGCGGACCCCAGTCCCAAGCTGTGCCACTGCTTATCTCTTGGGCCTAGAATGCTCCGCCCGCCTTCGTCATTTTGCGCCACGAGATCCAGCTATCAGAAAACCTCCCGTGGCGTTTTATCGAAGAGAGCGAGCATAAGTTGCAGCGACTTCTGGATGATTAAATTCAAAACAAATGCAGTCAACGGTAATGACGCTCTGGTTTTGGTAACTGATCCACCGCTGAAATTAAATCTTTCAGTACATACTTACCTGAGAGCATTCCGCCAAGTAAGTCGACTAGCTGCTTATCGAAGTCTAGATTATTGATACATGAATGATTTGCTGCAATGACGAAATTGTAAGGCGTGAGATAGCGGCAGCGGCGTTTCACCTCGCCAGTGAGTGGAACTGGTTTTCCATCAATTATAATAGCTCCGTCGTCGGCAGCTGTCGAATTGATATACTCGCCATCATAGATTGCAAATTCCTCTGAAACATATCCAAAAGTATCCTTATGCCATTCGTAGTCGACACTATTGACTCCAGTTTCCGTTGACGGACTACATTCAACATAAATGAACTTTCTGTAATCGGCGTTGGAATGGACTACTGATATTTCTCGTATATTCAGCTCATCGTTATTCATCAGCACAGATGAAGGTCCGGTTTGAATGAATCGATAGATGTGCAGATTGCCATCACGCCACCACCAAAACGGTGTTCCGTCCTGGAATTCAAACGGGCCTTTCAAGAAGTGGGATAGTCTTGCTGTGGCGATCTCAGGATCAGTAAATGTTTCAGCCCCTCGAATCCCAGGAAAAGACTGACCGAACACCATCCCAAAGTACTCGTCGGTCTCCAGATTCATTTTAGGCCTGCTTTCTACCTCGAAAGGATTTCTACCACGCGGTGGCTTAGGCTTAAGAGGTACGCCGTACAGCTCGTGTTTTAGCTCAAGAAATCTGCGCTGATAATCTTCGTCTTTGGAAAAGTCAGTATATACACGACCGTCCAAACACCGGGGAACTTTCATTTCGCCTGAAACACTGCGGATCAGAGGAATATATTTATTTGAGTCTTGCTGGCGGAATAGCTCTGCAGTCAGTATAGAGCCCTCATAACCAGCGCCCCCTTTCGCCAAATTGGATTTCTCGTTGTAACTATCCGTACAAACAACAATAACTCGATCAGCAGAACTCAAGCCGTCCTGCATAAAACGAGGAAGGTTAGAGCCGAGTTCCAAATCCCATTGATCCAACAGGACTTCAACTCCAGCATTTCGCATCAAATCACACGAGAGCTTATACACCCATTCTTTGTGCTCATCGCTGTCGTGCGAGTACGACACAAAAATTTTAAGAGGTTCCATTCCTTTTCCTTAATTGACGGCTCTTTTCGAATCGCGACACTACCTTACGGCGATTATTCATGCCACTTGCGAGGAAGATCAATGCCCGCCTACTACAACGAACACGACCCCTACGCCGCCCAGTGGCTGCGCAACCTCATCGCCGCCGGGCACATCGCGGCGGGCGATGTCGATGAACGCTCGATCGAGGACGTACACCCCGATGATCTCAAGCCCTACACCCAGTGCCACTTCTTCGCCGGAATCGGAATATGGCCTCTCGCTATGCGTCGAGCCGGATGGCCAGATGAGCTTTCTGGATGGACCGGGTCTTGCCCGTGTCAGCCTTACTCCAAGGCAGGCAAAAGAGAGGGGTTTTCTGATCCAAGGCACCTTTGGCCAGCCTGGTACCACCTCATCCGCGAGCGACGCCCTGAGCGAATCCTTGGCGAGCAATCTAAGGATGCGCTTAGCCATGGCTGGTTTGATCTCGTCCAAGACAACCTTGAAGCGGCTGAGTACGCCTTTGGGGCGGTTCGTTTTGCAGCT